GGTACACACAACTTCGCTAATCCGTAAGCGTCGGCGGGACTCTGTGCGGCAGGTGTGCCAGTCATCATCCATAGCCATGTGTTTGCGGTGACCAGATTACGCATGGTCTTCCATCGTTTCGTCGAAGTGCGCTTATAGCTGTTAGCTTCATCAATAATGATGAGGTCAAATCCGCCTTCGGCTATCTCCTTCGAGACAATATCTACACCGTCGTAATTGATCACAACGTATTCGTAGTTACCCTCAATAACTTTCTTACGTTTGGTGCGGTCGCCGTAAGCAATACCCACGGTTCTATGCAACGCAAACTTGAACAGATCAGCTTCCCACGCTGCCTGCATAATTGACAGCGGGCACACGATAAGCACCCGCTTTATATAACCTTCGTTCATCAGATAGTCTGACGCCCAGATAGCTGATGCTGTTTTACCCGTGCCCTGTTCGTTGAAACAGAAAGCACGGGGGTGCAACGTCAGAAACTCAGCGGTTGTCCGCTGGTGCGCCATAGGAGGAAACACTCCGGGCCAATCGTAGTCCCGAGAGATGGGTGAAGGTACGTTCTTGATACGCAGCTTGCGAAGAATGTGAGCTTCGGATAGCCCCCAATCTACCTCCACCTCATGAACATCTTCTTCTACGTTTACTACTCCACTGTTGGGTATCACGTCCGTGATACGGTGTGGGTTCCTTGTACGAACAATTAGTTTTTTGTTATCTATAATTTGCATAAATCAGTGAAGGACACTCTGAGAATTTCTACTAGTTTTCTTTATTTCGGCGATAGCTAGTCCCATGATTTTAGAAAACTGATCGGCGCTTGAGCATTGATTGATAACTACATTGTTAAGTAACTGTGCGGCCTCGACGACATGCGGGTTTTTTACTTCTGAAGGACCTTCATACACCTGCATCAGATGCGCTAACGCTAGAGCGACGTGCTCAATCATCATCAAAAGATCCGCTTCCAGATCGTCTAGTTCATTCACTTCTTTTTCATCAGTCATGGCGCTGACTCACACTTCCAAAAGCCCTGCCGTATGCCACCGCGCATGTGGCTAAAAATTCTCCCTCAGTGTCACAGCTACTTTGAACCGCGTCGGTAAGTAGCTCTGTAGCCTTGACCAAATGGGCAATTATTTCCTCGTATCGTTCGTCCAATTCATTCTGTTTAGTAGCCTCGATTTTTTGTTGGAATAAAGTAAGGTGCGCTAACGCCGTAACAGCTTTAGTGCCATCAACTACAAATGTATCTGTTGTTTTGATCATCATCGTTTCCTCGTTGGTTTGTTTACCTTTACCGTATGATCAGAGTTCCGGGAAAAACTCCTGTTGTTGCTCGGCGTAGTAAGTTTTAAGTTACCTGCACCGTTACTGCCGCCCTTGGATAGCGGGACCACGTGATTTATGTCCTTTCCCTTTCTATCGACTCCCTTCTTATCCATCTGATACCTAGCCTGCGCCCGCTTCTTCCGTGTCGGCGCTTCTCCGCGTTCTAGCTGCTGCTGGTATTCTTTCTTGTACGGCCTTGGCTTGTTTACGTAGGGCATCTAGGCTCTCCCATTGTGCTCGCAGTCGATGACGGGACACCACTTGCGGCAAGTAAAATTCGGACTTGGATTCCACACCCCTGATTCGTGCGCTATCTCTAGGCGCTTAGTGGGCTCGTCCCACACAGCCCACATTTTAGGAATGTCTTCGCGCGTGACTTCAATCGGTACAAACTCTTCAGACACCACAAACATCAACGCGCATTTGATTTTCTCGATATGCGGGAAATGCGCAAACACGGCGAGCGAGAGTATCTCCAACTGACTGGTGTCGGCGTAACGCGCACTCTTGCTAGTCTTATAGTCTACGATGAACCCACTGGATCCATTCGTCGGCATTACCATGAAGTCGGCGATACCTCGCCACCATGCCGCTTCATCTCTAAACCCGCAGGGGGCTCTATCCTTGGTCAGCCCCATCTCATACTCGAAATACTTATCGCCCTCGATCTCCATTAGGGCGTCTATATGCGGCTTTATAAAACTGTATTTGGCAGGGATCTTAACACCGTCGCGGCCATACTCCTCTGCTACCTTGTGAACTTCCTTTCCATAAATCAAGTGCTCGGCTTCGGGTTCAATGATGTCCTTAGCAATGCGAAGCCTGTAGTACTTTCTCGGGCACTGCTTGAACAAGGATAGAGAGGAGTAAGACCACGTATTCATAGTTACCAATCAGGCGACATGTTTGCGGCGAATCTAGCATTCGTAAACCCAAGCTGCGTTGCCCACGGCTCAGGGACAAAATACCGGATTCTGTGATCGTATACTTGGTTCGTCTTGATATTTACAACGTACGTTTTTACGATGTTCTTCTTCCGTGATTCCAAATTCGGGTCCGTCGGACTCCCACGCCAACTCGCCCACGGGTCCGGGGGCGTATCCGTCACCGAGTACACAGCATTACGTGGCAGCAAACCCGCGTGCAGATAGGCGCACTCCCATGCTTCTTTGTTAGCTTCCTTTGGACTAGGGAAGCGGTACCCCTGTGCGGCTGAACCGCCTGTAACGCGGGCCAACATAGGCTTGTAAATAGAATCGAAGAAATACTTAGCATCTTTCTGATACTGAGTAAGTGGAATAGTTTTAGTAACTACGTTCATCATTTAGTCCTTTCACTGATGTCGGCCCATTCATAAAGATGGGTAAGAGTTGTAACCATGTTAGACACCGTATCCTTAATCGTCCGATACGCTTGAGCGTCGTCCTTCACCACTCCATGCAAGCAATACTTTTCCAGATCAACAATGCGCTTTTTTAGCTCGACGATATACACCGAGTAATCTCTAACAGTCTCCATAACTTTTTCCAATCCCATATTCGCAATTTAGTGGAAGCCCCTCAGCCCATACCGGGGGACGCCTCATACATGATTCTACGTAGTCGGCGGCTTCTTGCGCTTCGCTTTCTTTAACCACACACGCAATAGCGTCATGAACTGTTAGAACAACTTTGTATTTGCGTGATATCCATGCCATCTGCTCGGCAATGATGCAACGGGCGATAGCTTGGCATAGGTTCTCGATAACTTTTCCGCCATAAATCTTTTTACGCCCGGACTTAGTGAGATACGAAAACTCTCCATTTGGGCCTTTGTCCAGACCGGCGTAGTTCAGATATAGCCCACTGGGTAGTAAGAACCCACGCGAAGTTAATGTCAAGGCCCTAGGTTGTACGCCAATGTCCGCTATCTGATTATTGACCATCGCTTCCAAGCACGCCTGACCCTGCCTCCATAGCGCGGGGATGTTCGGGTAAGTGTCGCGATATGTATTGATGATCGCGCTGGCCTCCAGCTCGCTTAGGAATACATTAGACTGAGCAACCTGCGCTTTGAACTTTACCGCCCCCATGCCATACCCGCACCCAAGCACCACGGTCTTTCCCATGAACCGCTGTGATGAGGATATGTTTTCTGGTGCAGTCTGGTAGATCTTGGACGCCATGATCTTGTACGGGTCATGTACCATCTCTTCCTTGGGTACTCCGGCTAGGATCTCGGCGTTGTTCTTCTCAAATACCTCTACTAGATCTTCCTGTCCCGCAAGCCATCCCAGCACGCGAGCCTCAATCTGAGAGGAGTCTGAGTCGATAATGACGTATCCGGGAGGGGCAACAATGGCCATCTTCAGCGCATTGGCGTTAGTGCCTCGGCTTGGCAGATTCTGCAAATTAATTTTATCAGATCCACCCCAACGCCCTGTGTGCGCGGCGTAATATCTGAGCGGTACGGGAAGAGAACCTCGCTTGGCGACGCTAATAAACCGCTCAGTGCGAGTTTCTTCTAGTGTGGATTTCACACCTAACCGAGCCGCTGCCACTGCCTGCACTCGAAAATCTGAGTGTTCCAGCAGCGCCGTAAATCCTTCGTCGGTTTTGGAGAAAGCGTAAGTAGGCTCACCGGTAAGTACAGATACTTTAGTGGGTGGGGTTACCCCTAACTCTCTTAGCACGTCGGCAAATTGTGGGTTAGATGACAGTCGTTTCCGATCAAACCCGAGACCGTTCAACAACTGTTCCTTACGCTCCCTGACATCCTCTAAATGCAGCTCCAGCAAGGGTAGATTCAGCTCCAGCACCGGCTCGCTGAACATCTTGGTGGTGATGTTGATTACTTCTAGTTCGGTAGATGTAACGCTCGGCTCATATACCCAATACAACTTCCATGTAAGATCTACGTCGTTAATGCAGTACGTACCGTAGCGGTGCAACTCATCCCGAGAGAAGTCCACTCGGCGTTTACCGATAGCGTTTATAACCTCGGTACCCTTCTCACCCAGCCCGTGCCGTTCCGCTGCCGCCTTGAGACTTCCACTGACCTCCAACCCGTCAATCGCCCGTGCCAAAGCCAGCGTGTCCACCCAGTGCTTAGGTTTGATCCCCAGCTTCCAAGTCAGAATGGCGGCGTCAAACTGCGCGTTGTGCGCTATGCAGATAGCATTTGCCCAGTCATATTTCTCAGTAAGTACTTGCCGCAGAGTATCCAGCGGTGCTGAATAGAAGTTAGTCGCGCCATCTCCAACTTTGACGCCTACGCCGATGATCTCAAATCTGTCATCACGAATGTATTCTTCAGTCGTCAACTTAGTAAGACTAAAATTTTTGTCGTAATAAGTCTCAAAATCTAGTGTTATGAATTCCATTACTTAAACAAAACCTCATAGACTTTCTGTTTAGTAGACTCGATGTCGAGTTGGCGCAGTCGGCGACGTATCACATAGTACTCGTATCTGGAAAAAGACCCCGCCTCAACCAGCGTTCGCCACCGGCGATTTGATTCAACCCATGGGCGGTTGGTGTAGGATAGTTTGAACTCAGAAGGATCTAGTTGGATTTCACTCTGGAAATTCATGAAGTCGTTTGGACAATCCTCCATCCGATTCAGAATTAGCTTGACCTCTTCGCAACACAGGGAATAGAGAATCTTGTCTAGTATTTTTCGCATGTCGGTTGCTCTTGCCGGTTTGTGAAACAGTAGGGGGGCTCATCACCCCCCGTCCTGTCATCCTTCGTGAATCTGCTCACCGCTCGCAAGTGCGTGTGCCAGACTCTCAGCGTTCTTGGCATTCACTTCTGCTACGGTATACAGACTTCCTACAGCGAAACGCAGGGCAGCCAGCTTAGACTTAGCCTTCACGTACATCGTAGCGCCCGACGATTCATCGATCACTGAATACAGCTTCTTAGCTTGTTCTTTATTCGACATTTATGTAACTCCGTATGCCAACATAGGCTTCATCAGCCTAACCCTATGGTTTATTAGAGTCAAGGTTTAATCTCACCCGCCAAGCTCTATTTTTTAGCCCCTTACTTTCTAATGTGTCCGCTTTCTCCATAGCTAAGATGTATTCCTCCTCAGTAACAAAATACCGTCGGTATTCTGGATGAGAAAACTTGTACACGCGCGCACGGTTAGGACTTGTCGGGAGTTTTGGTAGAGTCATGGCGGCTTGCAATAACTCTTACTTTGGGTCGTTGGTCCGGACTAACTCGGACGATTCAGATCCGCAGGCAGCATAGCCCGCGAGATCCACCCACGAATCTCCATGAGTCGGATTGCCCTTCAGGCGTGCAATCTTCAGTAGCGCCATCATGAGCGCCACGTCATGCGGCTGAATAAGATGCCCCAAATACAAAGACCACAAGCCTGCGATCTCGGTGAACGTGTTCTCGGGTGCCCCGTATTGAGTATTCCTGTCCCTAAGAACACACTCGGCTGCTCGGTCTAGTACTTCTTTCCTATTCATAATTACTTTCTCCCATTATGAGTTTCTTGTACTTATCTGTATTAGTAAATACTTTAAGTTTGCTGGCTCTCCCTCTAGCTTTCTTACTCCACATCTCGTACTCGTCTTCATTGTCTAACCTACGTATAGCCTCACACCACGCAGCTACATCGTTATGAGCGCGGCTCATAGCCCCATCCTGTATCCATTCCTGCATACCTTCCGTGGATTCTTCAGCGATTCCAGTCGTGTTCTTGTATGGTGCCGTGTATATAACAGGGATACCGTTATACATAGCTTCAAACGCAATCCTGCACCAACTCTCAGTTATGCTAGGTACCAATAAAATTCTTACTCGACGAAGAAATAGTGAGACCGGAGATACAAAATTAAGTATCTGAATATTGTTAAACCGCCGTAGTGGAA